AAGAAGAAAACCTTTTGGAAGGTAAAACGCCTGAAGAAAAGAAAGAAAGAGTTTTTAAAGGATTTGCAGAGGGAAGATCTAAGTAATGTACGAACAAACTTTATATAAAATAATCGACCCTATAAAAAAGACTACAATAAGTAGACTTAATAAGGGTAAAAAATGGAAATATGGATATGATAAAGAACACGATATCGTTGTTATCTCAAAAACTGGAAAAATTGGTGAAATCTATGAAATCCAAGGTTTGCGAATTGGCTTGCCGTTGGAACCAAAAGGGGTGCACGTGCACTCCAAAAAGAAATGGGTAAAACAAGAATAACCAAAAGAATTAGAAAGATTAAAAAATATATTTGATTGGAGAAATTATCCTGATGAAGCTAAAGATCAATGGTACGATTATATAGATGAGGAGTTTAAAAGAAGAGAAGAAGGTTTTTGGTTTACAAATAAAGGAAAACCAACATATTTAGTAGGTACACATTATATGTATTTGCAATGGAGTAAAATTGATGTAGGTGCTCCAGATTTTAGAGAGGCCAATAGATTGTTTTATATATTCTGGGAGGCTTGTAAAGCAGATAAAAGATGTTATGGTATGTGCTATCTTAAAAATAGACGTTCTGGATTTTCTTTTATGTCATCAGCAGAAACAGTTAATTTAGCCACTCTTGCAAGTGATAGTAGATATGGTATACTATCTAAAACAGGTGCTGATGCAAAGAAAATGTTTACAGATAAAGTCGTTCCTATATCGATTAATTATCCTTTCTTTTTTAAACCGATTCAAGATGGTATGGATCGTCCAAAGTCCGAATTGGCTTATAGAGTTCCTGCTAGTAAGTTTACAAGAAAGAAGATTACGGCAAATGAAAAATTAGAAGACATACAAGGATTAGATACAACTATTGATTGGAAAAATACAGGTGACAATAGCTATGATGGTGAAAAATTAAACTTATTAGTACATGATGAAAGTGGTAAATGGGAGAGACCTGATAATATATTAAACAACTGGAGAGTTACAAAAACATGTTTAAGATTAGGTAGTAGAATAGTGGGAAAGTGTATGATGGGTAGTACGTCAAACGCTTTAGATAAAGGAGGTGATAACTTTAAAAAATTATATAATGCATCAGATGTCACTAAAAGAAATAGAAATGGTCAAACAAAATCTGGTTTATACTCTTTGTTTATCCCAATGGAGTGGAACTACGAAGGATTTATTGACGAGTACGGAGTTCCAGTATTCACTACTCCTGACATCGATGTGCTTGCCCCAGACGGTGAACTAATAGACGTAGGTGTAATAGATAGTTGGCAAAATGAAGCAGATGGGTTAAAGGATGATCAAGATGCTTTAAATGAATTTTATCGTCAATTTCCAAGAACTACAGAGCATGCTTTTCGTGACGAAACAAAGAATAGTATTTTTAATCTAGTTAAAATATACGAGCAAATAGATTATAATGAAGAGATGTCTAGAACCTTAGGAATTACAACTGGTAATTTTCAATGGGTAAACGGAATTAAAGATTCTCAAGTTATATTTTATCCAGATCCAAAAGGTAGATTTAAAGTTAGCTGGGTTCCACCTCAGCAATTACAAAATAGAGTGGTACTTAAAAATGGTATTAAATATCCTGGTAATGAACACATGGGAGCATTTGGTTGTGACTCTTATGATATATCAGGAACCGTAGATGGAGAAGG